TGATGCACGTTTTGGAATTTTATCTAAATCTGGTGCTGATGCTAAAAAAATGTTTACTGACAAAGTAGTACCAATATCAGTTAATTATCCTTTCTTTTTTAAACCCATACAGGATGGTATGGATCGACCTAAAACCGAATTAGCTTATAGAGTACCAGCTAGTAAATTTACTAGAAGAAGTATTACTTCAACTGAAAAGCCAGAAGATCTTGCTGGTCTTGATACTACTATTGATTGGAAGAACACTGGAGACAATGCATATGATGGTGAAAAATTAAAACTACTAGTTCATGATGAATCAGGCAAATGGGAAAGACCAAATAATATTCTTAATAATTGGCGTGTTACTAAAACAACGCTTAGATTAGGATCAAGAATTATTGGTAAATGCATGATGGGATCAACATCAAACGCTTTAGATAAAGGTGGTAGAAATTTTAAAAAATTATATGATGACTCAAATGTTATTAAAAGAAATGCCAATGGACAAACTCGTTCAGGACTCTATTCTTTGTTCATTCCTATGGAATGGAACTACGAAGGATACATTGATTCTTATGGTTATCCTGTCTTCGAAACTCCATCAAAACAAGTGTATGGACCTCATGGAACGCCAATCAAAATCGGGGTTATTGAATACTGGGATAATGAGGTAGAAGGTCTTAAAGATGACCAAGATGGATTAAATGAATTTTATAGACAGTTTCCACGTACCACTAAGCACGCTTTTAGAGACGAGTCTAAAGAGTCTTTATTTAATTTAACTAAAATATACCAACAGGTAGATTTTAATGAAGACTTAAAAAACACATTACCAATAACACAAGGCAGTTTTCAATGGGAAAACGGAGAACAAGATACTAAAGTTATATTTGTACCAAACAAAAACGGTAGATTTTTAGTTTCATGGGTTCCACCGGTTCAGTTACAAAACAGAACAATAACAAGAAATCATAAGAAATATCCAGGCAATGAACACTGTGGAGCTTTTGGATGTGATCCATATGATATATCAGGAACAGTAGACGGCAAAGGTTCCAATGGATCTTTACATGGTCTAACTAAATTCAGCATGGAAGACGTACCTCCAAATCATTTCTTTTTAGAATATATTGCTCGTCCACAAACTGCTGAGATATTTTTTGAAGATGTATTAATGGCTTGTGTATTTTATGGCATGCCAATATTAGCAGAGAATAATAAACCTAGATTATTATACTACTTTAGGCGTAGAGGTTATAGATCATATTCTATGAATAGACCTGATAAAAAATATAATAAATTATCTGTAACAGAAAAAGAAATAGGTGGAATACCTAATTCAAGTGAAGACATTAAACAATCACACGCTGCGGCTATAGAGTCTTATATAGAGCATTTTGTAGGATTAAAAGAAACAGGTTACGGAGATGTATATTTTCAAAGAACCTTAGAAGATTGGGCTAGATTTAATATTAATAATAGAACTTCTCACGATGCTTCTATTAGCTCAGGACTAGCTTTAATGGCTTGCAACAAGCATAGATATGCTCCAAGCAATAAAATTAAATTAGAACCTGTAGATTTAGGAATTAAAAGATACAACAATAAAGGAACCACATCAAAAATAATAAGTTAAATGAATATATATACTAACACCAATAGCGCCTTTCCTAGTCAAGTGGTTAGCGATGCAGAAAAAGCAAGCTTAGAATATGGAAGTCAAGTTGCTATGGCAATTGAATACGAGTGGTTTGGTCAAAATAGAACTAACGGTAATAGGTATTTAACTAATTGGAATAGTTTTCATGAGCTAAGATTATATGCTCGTGGAGAACAATCTCCACAAAAATACAAAGATGAATTATCTATTAATGGTGATTTGTCTTATCTTAATTTAGACTGGCAGCCAGTTCCTATTTTATCTAAGTTTGTAGATATAGTTGTAAATGGTATATCATCAAAAAGCTATGATATAAAAGCTTATGCTCAAGATCCTAGTTCTGTAAAGAAAAGAACTGATTACGCTTCTAAGATATATGAAGACATGATGGGTAGTGATTACTTAAAAGAGTTAAAACAAACTTTAGGTATTGATCTATATCAAAGTCCTGATCCTAGTACTTTGCCGGAATCAGAAGACGAATTAGAGCTTCATATGCAATTAAGTTACAAGCAATCAATTGAAATAGCAGAAGAAGAAGCTATATCATCAGTGCTTGCTCAAAACAAATATGATTTAATAAGAAGAAGACTTAACATGGACTTAACTGTTTGTGGTATATCTGCTGCTAAAACTGATTTTAATACAGCCGAAGGCGTTACAGTTAAATACGTTGATCCAGCTTACATGGTTTATTCTTATACAGAAGATCCAAATTTTGAAGATATATACTATGTTGGTGAAGTTAAGTCAATAACTATAGCAGAACTTAAAAAAGAATTTCCTGATACTACTGATGAAGAATTAGAAAGAATACAAAAAATGCCAGGTAATAGTTCATATACGACTGGTTATGGAAATTATGATAACAACACTGTTCAAGTTATGTATTTTGATTACAAGACTTATCATAATCAAGTATTTAAAATAAAATATACTGACCAAGGATTAATGAAAGCTTTAGAAAAGCCAGACACATTTAATCCACCAGAAAACGAAAGTTTTGAAAGAGTATCAAGATCAATAGAAGTATTATATAATGGTGCTAAGGTTCTAGGTACTGACACAATCTTACAATGGAAACTAGCAGAAAACATGTCAAGACCTTTAGCTGATACAACTAAGGTAGAAATGAATTATGCTATTTGTGCGCCAAGAATGTATAAAGGTAGAATAGAATCTCTTGTAAGCAAATGCATAGGTTTTGCCGACATGATTCAATTGACTCATTTAAAGCTACAACAAGTAATGTCTAGAATGGTGCCAGATGGTGTTTACTTAGACATGGATGGTTTAGCTGAAGTTGATTTAGGTAATGGTACAAATTATAATCCAGCAGAAGCATTAAATATGTATTTTCAAACTGGTTCTATAGTTGGTAGATCACTTACTCAAGATGGTGAAATGAACGCTGGTAAAGTTCCAATACAAGAACTTAATAGTTCTAGTGGTCAAGGCAAAATACAAGCTCTTATACAAACTTATCAATATTATCTACAAATGATAAGAGATGTAACCGGGCTTAATGAAGCTCGTGACGGAAGTACACCAGACAAACAAACACTAGTAGGACTACAAAAGATGGCTGCTAACGCTTCCAATGTAGCAACTAGACATATCAAGCAAGCTAGTTTGTTTTTAACTCTTAGAATAGCGGAAAATATTGCACTCAAAATTGCTGACGCTTTAGAATTTCCATTAACTGAAAACGCTTTAGTTAATTCTGTATCTACTTATAATGTAAAAACTTTAAAAGAGATTGTAAATTTAAACTTACATGACTTTGGTATATTTTTAGAATTAGAGCCAGACGAAGAAGAGCAACAACAATTAGAGCAAAACATTCAAGTAGCTTTACAAAGTGGTGGCATTGATTTAGAAGATGCTATAGATTTAAGACAAATTAAAAATCTTAAATTAGCTAATCAAATGCTTAAGATAAAACGTAAAGCTAAAGATAAGCTCGATCAAAAAAACCAACAAGCTAATATTAGAGCTCAAGCGGAATCACAGGCTGACGCGTCTGAGAAAATAGCAATGTCTGAAGTACAAAAACAAGAAGCTATATCTGGATCTAAAGTTCAATACGAACAAGCAAGATCTCAAATGGAAATACAACGTATGCAAACAGCTGCTCAATTAGAGCAACAAAAAATGCAAGCTCAGTTCCAGTTTGATATGCAGTTAAAGCAAATGGATATGGAAGCTACAAAAGCAAAAGAACAAGAAATTGAAAACCGTAAAGATACTCGTATTCAAATGGAAGGTTCGCAGCAAAGTCAAATGATAGATCAAAGAAAAAATAATTTATTACCTATTGATTTTGAAGAGCAAAGCAAAGAACAACCGGGCCAAATGGCACCGCAAGTTTAAATTTTAATTATTTAATTATATTATATTATGTCAGAAACAAAAACAAATGAACCTGTTAAACAGGAGGGAGACTTTAAAATAAAGTCTAAAAAACGAACACCTAAGCAATTAGTAAAAAACGATCAAGAGGTAATAAAGGTAAACATTAAAGAACCTTTAGTAGACATACCTAATCCAATTACTAAAGTCACGATTCCTAGTGAATCTTTTAAAACACAAGAATCAGATGCCATTCAAATCGGAGAAACAGAAAAAGTGGATGTGGACAAACAAACCGGAGATAGCGTTAAGATGGACGAACAAATACAAGAGCCCATCAAAAATGTTGAAGAGTTTAAAGCAATCCAAGAAGTAACAGAGCAAGTTACTAAAGAAGTTAAAGAAGCTATTAGAGATGAAAAAATACTAGGTAAAGCATTACCAGAAAACATCGAAAAACTAGTTGACTTTATGAAAGAAACTGGTGGTACAATTGAAGACTACACGAGATTAAATGCAGATTATTCTAGTATAGATCAAGATACTCTGTTAAAAGAATATTATAAAAAAGCAAAACCTCATTTAAACGAGGAAGAAATAGGATTTGTCATGGAGGATAGTTTCTCTTATGATGAAGACTTGGACGAGGAGCGTGACGTCCGTAAAAAGAAGCTCGCTAAAAAAGAAGAGATTGCAAAAGCTAAAGACTATTTGGAAGACTTGAAAGATAAATATTACGAGGAGATCAAGTTGAGACCCGGAGTAACTCAAGACCAACAAAAAGCTACAGACTTTTTTAATCGCTACAATAAGCAACAAGATGTGGCTACTGAAAAACACGAAAATTTCAAAAAAAATACTAAGGAACTATTCAACGATGAATTCAAAGGTTTTGATATTAAAGTTGGTGAAAAGAACTATAAGTACAATATACAGAATCGTGAGAAAGTAGCAGAAAATCAATCAAACATCAATAATTTAGTTAAGAAGTTCTTAAACGAAGATGGAGATGTAGTGGATACTTCTGGTTATCATAAAGCCATGTACGCTGCTGACAATGTTGATAAAATTGCTAGTCACTTTTACGAACAAGGAAAGGCTGATGCCGTCAAAGACGTTATTAGTAGTTCTAAAAATTTAACCGATAGTAAAGCTAGAACAGGAAGTTCTGCTGAAATTACTGTAGGTGGTTTTAAAGTAAAATCGGTTAGTGGATTTGATTCATCAAAATTAAAAATAAAAAAAAGAAAATTTAACTAATTAAAAAACAAACAAAATGGCTTTAACTCCTCAATTTGGTAGTTTAATTCCTTCGGCAACACAACAATTATTGCCAAGTAATTACCTACAATTTAACACAGGTGCTGCTGGAACAAATGATTTTGCTCAGCAATTTTTACCTGAAATTTACGAACAAGAAGTAGAAAGATACGGAAACCGTACTCTATCTGGATTCTTAAGAATGGTTGGCGCTGAAATGCCAATGTCTTCTGATCAAGTAATTTGGTCTGAACAAAATAGATTACACATATCTTACACTGGATACGGTATAGGAGCGAATGGTGCTGCAACAGGACCTAACCTTATTACCTTACCTAATACAGTAAGAAACACAGTTTCTATCAACGATACAGTAGTGCTTTTAAATCCAGTAAATGGAGCAGAAGTAAAAGCTCTTGTAACGGCTAGTACAACTGTTGCTGCTGGTGGTGCGCCTGGAAACGGTGGTACTTTCACTGTACAACCTTTTAATAATGTAGGTCTTATTGGAGCTGCTGCGTTTTCAGGTACTGCAGGAGCAGTTGCTGTAGGTGCTATAGCTGGACTTAAAGTATTTGTATACGGTTCGTCTTACGCTAAAGGTACAAACTTAGGTGGCGTTGCTGCTGGAGTTGGTGCTCAAGTTGCTAACACTAGAGTATCTGTAACTCCTCAGTTAACTCAATTTTCTAACTCACCAATCATTATTAGAGACCAGTATGTAATATCTGGATCTGATATGGCACAAATCGGTTGGGTTGAAGTTGCTACTGAAGATGGAACATCTGGATACTTATGGTATTTAAAAGCTGAGTCTGAAACAAGACTACGTTTCGAAGATTACTTAGAAATGGCAATGATAGAAGGTGAATTTAATCAAACTCAAGCTGCTGGTGTTAATACAGTACCAGGAACTGAAGGTTTATTCGCTGCTATAACTTCAAGAGGTAACGTAGAAGTAGGATTTACTGCTGCTAACGGACTTACTGAATTTGACGCAATTCTTAGAAACTTAGATACTCAAGGAGCAATTGAAGAAAACATGTTATTCTTACAGAGACAAACATCTCTTGATTTTGACGATATGTTAGCTGCAATTTCTAGTGGTGTTCAAGGTGGAACAGCTTTCGGTTTATTCGAAAACTCTGAAGAAATGGCACTTAACTTAGGATTCTCTGGATTTAGAAGAGGTTCTTATGACTTTTACAAAACAGATTGGAAATACTTAAACGATGCTTCTACAAGAGGTGGAATTACAGGTATCAATTCAATTGAAGGTGTATTAGTACCTGCTGGAACTTCAACAGTTTACGATCAAGTTTTAGGAACTAACATCAGAAGACCTTTCTTACACGTAAGATATAGAGCTTCACAAGGTGATGATAGAAGAATGAAGTCTTGGTTAACTGGTTCTGCTGGCGGAGCTTACACATCTACTTTAGATGCAATGGAAGTTAACTTCCTATCTGAAAGATGTTTAGTGACTCAAGCTGCTAACAACTTTGTATTATTCAAAGGAATCTAATTGATTCAAAATTAATGTAATTGTTACCCTCGTTGAATTAACGGGGGTAATTATTACTTTTACAAACTATTTAATTATATTATATTATGGCTAAACAAGCTAAAGCAGAAACTATTGAGGTTGCACCTCAACCGGTAGCTACAAAAGTAGCACCAAAACCAGCTAAACCTAGTTGGGAAATAAAAGATAGAGTGTATTATTTAAAAGGCAATAAATCACCTTTAACAATGACAATACCTTGTAGACACACAAGAAAACACGCTTTACTTTATTTTGACCCTGAATCAGGGAAACAAAAAGAATTAAGATATGCGACAAATATGGATTCACCATTTGTAGAAGAGCAAAAAGGTGAAGCAACAATGGGACATATTCAGTTTCGTAATGGAACATTAACGGTGCCAAAAGATAAACAAAATTTACAAAGATTATTATCTTTATACCATCCTTTAAAAAATAAACTATATTTAGAGTTTAGCGCAGTTAATGAAGCTGAAGATGAACTTGACGTACTAGACATGCAAATAGATGCTTTAAACGCTGCTAGAAACATGGACGTTGATCAAGCTGAGGCAATACTAAGAGTAGAACTAGGATCAAGAGTAAATGAAATGAGTTCTAAAGAACTTAAAAGAGATTTGTTATTGTTTGCTAGAAATAATCCAGAGTTATTTATTAACTTAGCTAATGATGATAATGTTCAACTTAGAAACATGGCTATTAGAGCAGTTGAAATAGGTATAATAAATTTATCTGCTGATCAAAGATCATTCACATGGGGTTCAAATGGTAGAAAACTAATGAACGTACCGTTTGATGAAAATCCTTATTCTGCATTTGCGGCTTTTTTAAAGACTGACGAAGGTGTAGAAATCTATAAGTCTATAGATAAAAAACTATAAAAACAAGTGATACTATTATAAGGCGGCTTAACGTCGCCTTTATAGTATAATAAAATAAAAATAAATGGCGGTAAATATAAACACAGTATACACAACAGTCTTGTTCATATTAAACAAAGAGCAAAGAGGCTATGTAACTCCTGTTGAGTTTAACAGTATAGCTCAACAAGTACAAGATGAAATGTTTAGTTCATATTTTCCTGATGGCAATCAATTAAATAGATTCAATCAAAACAACCAACAAAATGATACAGAGTTTTTTAACATGTTTAAAGACACTGCTTATAAACTTTATCCTTTTGAAAAAGAAGTTAATTTCAAGTATGATATTCCTAGCCAAGCTTGGTATTATAGTGGTACAGGCATTATTTATAAAATAGGCGAAATAATATCAGGATACCTTGGTAATCCTCAAAACGAAACTATAACACAGCTAACTAGCAAAAGTGATTATAGCGTAATAACAAAATCAAAACTTACCTCTCCAACAAGTCAATACCCGATTTGTTACACTACTCACGCAACTATCGCAACAGATCCAATTACTCCTTCAAGACTTGTCTTAAAAATATCTCCAATACCAGATTCTTCTGTTGTGGTAAACTGTTTATTCAGGCCAACAGATCCTGTTTGGGTTTTTGATACTGGCGGCTTAGGTCAATATAAATATAACTCTACTTTGTCTAATGATTTTGATGTAGACATATCAGAACAAACAAACTTGATAATTAACATATTAAAATACTGTGGTATTATAATAAGAGATCCAGAAATAGTGCAAGCTGCTCAAGCAGAAGCACAAGAAGTATCTATTAACGAAAAAAGCTAATAACATATGCCAATTCCAAACGGCGGTTTAATTACCGAAACTAACGAACAATACTACGCGGGAACGCAGATATTTACAGCGACCGCAACTCAAACTGTATTCGAAACTACTTTTAATACTGATTTAATATTTGGAAGCAGCGATTCTACTAACGCAGATTATGGATTAAATAATTTTAAAATATACATAAGTACTAACAATGGAATACCAGATAGTTATACTGAATTAGCTGTAGCATTTACAGTTAACAATAATAAGATTGATGTACCAACTGGAGTAAACGTTGGAGATGTTATAGCGGTTCAACTTAAAATATTAGACGGTGGTGAGTATGGGAATAGAGATGCCGTAGGAGATACTGTCGAAGAAAACTATGGTGGATATTCTTATATTACACTAAATGATATAGTAAATAACTTTATGGTTGGTTATGTAGGAGACGGTAAATTAGTGCAAACATGTAAAAAATCTGATGTAGTGTTTCACGTAAAACGTGGTATGCAAGAGTTTAGTTATGATACTTTAAAAAGCATAAAGTCTCAAGAGCTTAATGTACCACCAAGTTTAAACGTTGTTATACCTCAAGACTATGTTAACTATGTTAGAATGTCTTGGATCGATGGATCTGGTGTTAAAAGAATAATATATCCTGCAAATAATCTAACTATTAATCCTTACGAAAACCCAATTCAAGATGGGCTAGGAGTTCCTATTCAGGATACTATTGGAGACAATTTAGAAGGTAGCTCTTTAACTGAAGAAAGATGGGACAGTAGTGGCAATCAATTAGTTGGTTTTACAAATGATTTATATAATAACTTTTTTGCTTATATTAATTATGAGTTTGGTTATGGTTACGGAGGTATGTACGGTCAAAGGTATGGTTTAGAACCACAGATATCTCAAACAAATGGTTGGTTTACTATTAACGAAAGAGAAGGTAAAATATCTTTTTCAAGTAATTTAGCTAATCAACTCATAGTGCTAGAGTACATCTCTGATGGACTTGCTTACGATTTAGATACTAGATTACCTAAGATGGCAGAAGAAGCTATGTATGCTCATTTATTATATTCTATAATATCAACAAGAGCTGGTCAATCAGAAGGAGTTGTACAAAGATTTAAAAGAGAACGTAGCGCAAAACTAAGAAACGCAAAGATAAGATTATCTAATATTAAACTAGACGAAATAGTTCAAGTTATGAGAGGTAAATCTAAATGGATAAAATCATAAACTAAATGGCACAAATTAGCAATAATTTTCTTAAAGGTAAAATGAATAAAGACCTAGATGCTAGGTTGTTACAAAACGGAGAATATAGAAACGCGATTAATGCTCAAGTGAGCAAGTCAGAAGGCGCTAACGTTGGTGCTTTAGAAAATGTTTTAGGTAATATATTAGTTCAAGATTTCAAAGTGTTAACTGGTGTTAATGATTTAAAGTCTATTGGTTATTTGACTGAAGAAATAAATAATACTATTTATATATTTTTAACTAATAATACTATTGCTCAATACGACACAAGTGCTAAAAACTTTATTATCTCATATAATTCTCTTCAAGATACTTATGTTACTTTAGTAGAAGGAGCTTTCTTAAACTTTTCACAATTAAACCCTATATATGGCGTTAACATATTAGAAAGACTTTTATTCTGGACTGACAATAGAAATCAACCTAGAAAAATAAACGTTGACAATGCTTCAACATTTGGTTACTATACTACAGAAGATCAAATATCTGTAGCTAAATATAACCCTTATGAATCTATAGAATTATGGAAAGAGACAAGTGTAGTAGGTGAGTATGAAACAACTATGTTTGATGTTTTTAATAAGTTTTATCCTAATGGTGGTTCGGCTAATTCAACTGGTCCATTAAATCCCGCTACAAATGTTATAACATTAAATGACTCGACAAAACAAGGCTTTATAGAAGTTGGAGCAACAGTTGGATATATAGATCAAGATGGGGCTTTAGTCACAACTCCAGCTAAAGTTATATCGGTAGTTATAAATAATGATGAAATTGATGTTGATTTAGATCAAACCATTGTAATACCAAATCTTTCTAAACCTGAAATAATTTTTTCTTTTAATCCTTATTTTGAAAATACTTTTAGCGCAGATGCGGACTTTCTAAAAGACAAGTTTGTGAGATTTAGTTATAGGTTTCAGTTTGATGATCCCCC